ATTCCTTGCTTATTAATTTATCCAGTTCCTCAAAAGAGGAAAGTTCTTTTGCCATTTTTTCTCCTTTTAAAAAAGGCCCCTAATTAAAGGGGCTTATAACTTAGAATAAATCTTTTAAAAGATCATCAATGGCGTCATCGCTTTCGCTACTCTCCTCAACCACCTCTTCCTTTTTCTTATGCTCAATTACAGTTTCAGTTTGTTTTACTGCTTTTTGAACAGGAGCAGTATCTGAATCATTTCCAGCAATGAATTCCTTCAAAGCTTTTTCCATAGTTTCTGCTGTAGAGAATTCAAATATAGAATTATATTCCAACTTCTCTGCATTAATAAGAGCTTTCTGAATTTTTTCCTTTTCAGGGAACATCTGTGATTGACTGTTTGACGGAACAGATTGATCGTAATTAGATCTTGAACCTTTCCCTTTCTTAGAGATAATAAAATCTCTTCCTTCCAATGGGTCTACTATAATACCATAATTCTTTTCAGGATTATCTGTAGTCATAAATCCTACAATAGCAGAGAACATTGTTTTGGAACTTTCCCAAAGAACTGGCATTGTTTCATCTTCGGAACCTCTTACAGCAACTCTATAAAGATATCTATCTCTGGCTGAAATTTGTGATGCTAGTTTTGCTTCATCGCATTCCTTATCATTTCCAGCTACTTTGTATAGCTTCTTTACATAATTACAGATTGGGCACTCTTCTGGAAGATGAGTTTCGCCATTCTTATCCACAATCTTTTGGTTTAAACAGAGGTAAGGAGATTGTCCTACCCAATGGTTTTTATAGAATGAGTAGAAAAGTTTTTCATTTTTTCTCTTTAGTGGGGGAAGAATTCTAACCTTGAAATCACCTTCTTGGTCTGATGGTGGACTCCAAGTTTTCCTTTTTGATTTCTTGGCCTCTTGATCCTCTTTGATTGCACTCAGCATGTCTTGCTGTTCTTCTTTTGTCATTTTGTTGCTCCTTTGCCTATTTCCCATAATCAGGGTTAATGGCTATAAAATGATTATAAACTAATTTTTATCTTTTGTCAAGAATATTATGGAGGATTTTATAAATGTTTTTTATTTTTTTATTCATCTCTCTCATCCTTTTATTTGCCATAATAAGCTTGTCTTGGATATTATTATCTTTACAATTATTATATATGATTTGATATTTTTTGTCAAGATAATGATATAAAGGAGTTTTAAATGATAAAAGGTCACATACTTATAACATTAAACAATGGTGAAAATATAAAATATGTAAGGGATGCTGTAACCGATGGTTGTGGTGTAAATTGTAAATATTATGCTTATTCAGGAAACTGTACGAATTGCGGAACCTATGCTTGTCAAAATACAGCTGGAAAAATAGCTTTTGATTATGCTTGTATGGTTAATAGTTTAGGTTTTACCTATTGTGCAACTGCCCCTGCCGAAAAGCTGTTTAAATTTCCAGAAACAACAGCTACTTGCGTGTTGGTTAGAAAAAGTAACGACAACTCCGCCGACAAATGTGCTTATAATCGGATTACTATTCCTGGCGCTGCTATAGCTAATATAAAAGTAGTTGAAATGGATTACGATACTGATAAGATGGTATATGGTGTTTAAAAAAGTAAAGAGAGGGGGATCCCTCTCTTTAACTATCCTCGAAAAACTTCACTATAGATGGCAATATTTTCTTTTTCGCTTGTACTGTCGCTATTTCCGTTCTTAGCTTCATTCTCCATTTTTCTTTGCTTTATCAATAAATCTATAAAATTCTCAAGATGCTTTAACGGCATATTAACCAAGTCAGCATAACTAAATCCCCAATTAACCAAGTAAAAAATATTATGTCTCGTTATGCTTAGATTTTCCTCAGCCAAGACGAAAAAATTCAATACCCATCGGGATTAATAAATCCATTTCGTCCCCACAATGAGGGCATTCAACCCTTTTCAGTTCATCAATACCAGTATCAATAACGGTATGTTCGGAAATCTCTGCTCTATCCATAGCCGGTATAGCTGAATAGAAATCATTCCAATCCTTCTTTGGTATCTCTAGTCCATTTTGATCCTTAATACAAAGTGTTGTTACTTTTACCCTTGAAAGAAGTTTTGAACCCTCATCCTCTTCATCATCTTTCTTTGAATTATTCTTCTGTTGATAAATAATCTCACTGTGGAAAACCCTTGGAATTACAAGCTCAATTGAATATTTTGATTTTGGCAGATTTATAATGAGAGGTTCTGTGATGTTTTCATCTAATTCCTCAAATGCAAGTTCTGAAATATTAACGGTATGCCTGAATTGCTTGCCGCAATTGGTACATTTAACACCGAATTTATATTCATCTCCATAGGAAATCTGGCGTAAATAATATAAAAGGAAGTTGCTATCAAAGGCCAACAAATCTTTTGCCGAGATATCTGAAGCAATGCAATTATCAAGAACCATTCTTGTGGCAACTCCAGTCCTTACAAACCTAGGGGTTGTAATTATTTCCTCTTCTTTTGCTGTCATAGGATACATAAAAATAAAACCATTCAGGATGTCTTCATCTGTAGTTATTCCAGCATAAAGCCTACCCTTTGATGGAAGTTGAATTCTTTCTGGTTCAGTAAATTTAAATTTATTGTCTTTCTGTTTAAAATTCTTTTTCAGGACCTTTGCTACTTCTGGCTCCATTTCCTTTATTGCTTGCATATTCTTTATTTTAGAAACATCTATCTTTGGAATCTTTTCCTCTGCCATACATTCTCCTTTTATTGTAAGTAGTATTTTAAACTATATATGCTTTCTACTCTCCAGTTTGTCGATTTCCGACAAACTAGTTTGTCGTTTTCATACAATAAATAACAATAAGAATAACAGAGAGTATTTTAGTAAAGTTAATTGTAAGAGGAATAAGAAAATGAAACCAATACTTTTCATCATAGCATTTATTTTAGTTGGAGTTTCTTTAATGTTTGGTCCTTTTGTATATAACAAAACAACAGAATTTATAAACTCAAAAAAAGTAGAGTCAACTTTAGAACAACAACAATTACAACAATTAAAAACAGAAAGAGTTTTGATAGAAAAAGGTGTCAAACAAGTTCCTATAGAAAAATCTATTCCTACAATAGATAGAGTTTTTGATTTACTTCAGAAATTTTTAGGACTTGCCTCTGTAAGTATAGGTTTATTAAAAATAGTATCAGAAAATAAAAAGAAGCCAGTAAGGAAAAAGAGATAATGGATAATTTTTTTTATTTTAACTATGATCTAAAAACAAAAATACTGGAAAAAATAACTTATAACAACTTCAATATAAATGAGGATTTTTATAAAGAAAATTACTTTTTTATATGTACTTTCAAAGAGGACAATATTTTCAAAATACTCAACTCTCCTCAATTGGATGATGCTATTTTGAATAAAAGAAAAAAGTATTTGAAATATTTTCTAAACGAAAGCTTTAACCAATTATATAAAGAAGTGGATTGTTTTGATTGGATACAGGAAAATAAAAATATAGTCAGGAGATTAATGAAATGACAATAAATACTGTTTTAAATGAATTTCTGGAAGGTAGACAAATAGAGATGGATGAGGCGAAGTTTGAGAAGGTTATGGTTAGAAAAAAGCCAGCTATGATGGTTTATAACGATAGCAAGAAATATGTGATAAAGGAATCGATACAGAATTATAACAGATTTAAGAAATGGGATGGAGCTACTGGAAAAGAAACCATTATACAACCTTTAATTGGGCAATTTGTGTTGATAGAGAAGAAGCCCGTATTTCTTTGTAATCTTTCTACTGATGTTTACAAGAAAATTGAAATAATAGATAAGTTTGAAAGTAAAGATAATAGTGAGGAAAAAATAACATGAGTATAAAAAATGAAATGCTTAAACAGACCGGACTAATCTCAAGAAGCGAATACTTGGCAGAATCATCCGAAACAGATGCTAAATTCAAGAAGATGGAAATAGAAAGTCAAATCAATAATATGTTCAAGGACTTAATAAACAATATCCGTAGTTTAAAATACAACTTTGAGCCAAGATTTCCTTATCCTGGCGAGCAAATGGATGCTACCAAAGCTGCTTATGTTCTTAAGAAGACAGAAGATATGAAGGAAGAGTTCTATAAAAAAATCAATGGAAAGTTGGAAGATGTTAAATTATTTATTGATGATGTATTTGGTAAAAAAGATGAGCCAGAAGTAAAAGATGATGATTATGAAGGAGAAGAAGATGAAGAATAGGTTTCACGAATTCTTTGAGGATACTCTTGGTAGATACTCTTCAATGAGATTATTCTCTTTTATAGCTCTTATAAATGCAATTGCCATCTCTTGGCTGGGTATAATTTATAAAATGACATCAATGGACATAGTTACACAACTGTCGCCTTGGATCGTCGCTGCGTTCGTCCCAAAGGCTTTGCAAAAGTTTGCTGAAGCAAAGGAAACAAAGAAAAATGAATAATATTGAAATATTAAGAAAACACATTTACGAGAGCCAGGCTGTTGATAAATACTTACAAGAGAATGAGATAATTGATTTAATGAAAAAGACAAAAACACTTTTGAATAAACCTAAAGCGACAATTGGAAGAATAGAAAAAATAAGAACCCTGAAAGAAAAAGAGAATGAAATGAAGTTAAGTACTGAAAAATTAAATATCTTAAAAGAATATGAAAGATTGGTTCCTCTGTATTATAAAGAAACGGATAACAAGAATTATAAAAAAATTAAAGAAAAAATAACAGAAATAGATGGAAAAATTGAAGCAAAAAGATTGTCTAATGCGTCTGATAAACCTGAGGAAGAAAAACGTCTTTCAATTTCGGATTTGCAAAGCTTGTTGCATACTGCAATAAGAGATATAGAAATGTATGAAGAGGACAGACCTGTTTTTAAGGAAATGAACGATATTCTTGATAAAATAGAAACCTTATTTAAGGATGAAAAAAAATTATTTGGTATTCCTGAGTTCGATAGAAATGGTAAGTATATAAATAATTACAAAAAAGGTAAAGAAAAAATAGAAAAGAAAACAAGATTATATAGATAAGGGATTTAAGAATGAATATAAAAAATATAATGACTGATTATTTAAAAGAGAGTGGCATAAGAATTCCTTATGGTACTCCTAAAAAATTAGATGATAAAAAACAAACTGAATTTAATGAACTAAAAAAAGAAAAGAATATAGCGTTAAAAACAGAGAGAGATATAGAAA